GTGTATATGTGCCGCTTTGTATCGCGGCACTTTGGGCAGTTGTAACTCATTAGTTATGCCCCTACCATTTTTTGCAATTTAGCTGCGGCGATCCGCTTGCCGTTAAGTTCCCAATTGCGGCGAAAGTGTCGGCGCATAAAAGTTGAATGGCCCTGCGCCATCTGAATGCCGCACCATACTTTTCCCACGCCATCTATTTCAAATGTTTTGCCGCAACACCAAATTGGGTGTTCAGGTGTTTCAGCTTGTAGCCGCTCACGGCGTTTAAATGTTGCTTGAAGCATTTCTGTCATTGTCATTTGTGTTTCTCCTTATTTCCTATGTGTAAAGAATAGCATACATTTTAGGCTATGTAAAGCATAAATATAAATTATATTAAGAATAATTATTTTGCTTTCCAATAACCATAGACGCAGCGTTTGCCACCTCTTGAGCAATCGTAGGTGTCATTGATAACACCGTCGATCACAGCGACTTGGTGATTTGACACATTGCAAACTAAACGGCCTGACGGTAGTTCGTCAGCTTTAAGGTGGACTTTACATCCACTGCCAATTTGCATGGTAGGTGTCCACACAAATCCAAGTTCAAGCATGTAATCCTTGAACCATTTGCGAGTGGTATTGATGCCATTTCTAGCAGAGCGTGAACGCTTGCCAGAATGTTTAGATTTACGCTGTGTGGCGTTGCCTTCAGCCAATCGGTCATAGACCTCTTGATATGGAAGCTGTGCAGCGATGGCGATAGCTCGACAAACGCAGTCACCTGCACTGCCTTTGAAACCAGCCGCCGCACGGCCACCATCGTTAAAAACGTAATTTTTCATTCTGTTTCTCCTTATTGCCTATTCGTAAAGAATAGCATATATTTTAGATAATGTAAAGAATAAATATAAATTATTTACATTTTAATTTACGATGATATTTTGCGCCTATGGATGAAACGGTAAAAATAGAAGTAGAAGTCAACGGACAGCCACAGGGAAAGGGCAGACCGCGATTTACCAAGATGGGACGTGCTTATACGCCCCAAAAGACAAAGGACTATGAGAGGCGCATACAGGCTGCGTCATGGGCTGCTATGCAGAAGGCTGGGCTAGAGCCTACATATAAATCTGTGGTCGTTCGTATTTCTGCGCAGATGGCTATTCCAGCCTCATGGTCGAAGATTAAAAAGATGGAAGCAGAATACAATGCGCGTCATCATACTAGCAAACCAGATTTGGATAATATCACAAAGGCTGTGCTAGATGGTATTAGTTGCGCCGATCACGGTGGACCTATCATTATGGATGATAAGCAAGTCCATTACATCGAAGCCCGAAAAGTATTTTGTAATCCTGAGAGGGGGCCAGTGCTTCATATATCCGTTGAATGGACTAAATAACTATAATCTGGGCCATAGGTTTCACGCCACAGTTTCGGCTCCTGATGCAGCGCGATTTTACTTGTGTCAAACAAACCTTGGTGGTGACCTTCGCATAATGGAATACAATCCTGATCTGGACGTTTCTTAGTGCCAAATCTGTCGTGAATGCAGTGATGCGCTTGTGTTGCGCTACGCTGTATCTCGCTAAAACGCTCACAGATGATGCATGGCGTTTGCCTAATTTCGTTTAAGAGTCGAACATCTTTGACCGATTTTACATTGCGCTCCTTCAAACCAAGCGGCGGTTTTTTAGCTAAATTAGTCAAGTGGATCGTACCCTATGGCCTGTGTTAATTTTTCCATAGCCTTATCAAAAAACATACTAAACTCTTTCTGATTCATCTTATTGAATGCAATGCTATCAGGTACATAATATAACTCGCCTGTCAGGCCGTTTATAACCGTTCTATAGTAGCCACAAAGCATTTTAAGGTCACTATGTAAGTGATCTTTGGTTGCCCATCTGTCGGTTGAGTTTATGACCTTCTGGAGCGTAGCCCAATATAAAGCATGATGTGGATTAGAGCGGTGAGCAACTGCCGTAATGTCGAACAACTGCCCTTCGCTGTATTCTTCCATAAGTGTTGCAACATGCCTTGTCAGAGGCTCGAAATGCCCCTGACACAGCTTTACTTGCAGATGTGACTTATCAGAAAGGGATTTCATCACGTCCATTGCTTGCTGGTTTTGGATCATGCTCCGTGTGCCTTATCTCTTGCGGGAACAGATTAATCCAAACTTCACCGTTTTCATCTGGTAATGGTAAACTCTCCAGTTTTATGCTCATGCCCTTGCTGTTGTTAAAAGCGATCCCAATTTTGTGCCAGTAGGTTTTATCGGTGTTTTTGTTTTTGCGTGGCGTCACGACATTAAATCTATCGCTCATGTCATCTCCATAAGTTGTTTTTTGCGATTGTTATGAACGTCAAAAAGCGCATCATACTGATCGGATGTTAATCCTTGGCTTTCGATTAACTTCTTAAATCTAACTTCATTCTGCGCAAACTTTTCAGATGTGCAGTTTTGATAAAACTCAATAGCTGCATCAACTCGAGCATCTAAATCAAGCTCCATAGATGGGCCTCTTTTATTTGATACGGCTGCATTACCATCATCATCCTCTGGTGCGATACCAGCCATGCCAAGCAAGCCATAGCGTCTTGCATAAGTAATCGCAGAGCCAAGACCCTGCATATCATTCTTGTCCATAACGAGATAAACTTTGCTGCTAAACTCTGTGCCTGTGGCGTGTAAAAGTTTGGTTTCGACGTAATGGCCTTCAGAGTCCTTATCGTTAAGCTGTAGCACCGCAAAACCGTTTGCGTGGAAAGCAGCCATCGTTGCATTTACCACAGTTTCTAGGTCAGCGTAGCGGCTCCTAAAGTATGGGTTTGTACTGCCCTTGATTGCTTTGCCCATTTCGCCTTGGGCTTTAATTAAGGCTTTAACCGCATCAGACATTTAAAATCTCTTTTAGCTCATCATGCTCTTGATTGGCTCTTTTTATTCCATCCTCAAGCGCGTGGATCATCTGAGTAGTGATGGCTGGTGAGATATTATTATCGGTTGCGGTCTTGATAATTTCAATCAGGATTGCGTTTTTTATCTTCAACGGTGTTGGATGTTTATGCATTATATTCTCCTTATTGCTAATTACTCTTTACAGATGTTCATCATTGCTGTAAAGCCTAAAGATAAAATATGTCATGGAGTTTTTACAATATGGAAAAACAAACAATATTATCGGTGCCTAAAATGCGCCGTTTGTTGCAAGACCGTAACCTTACGGTTGTTGCTAGGAATGCAGGGGTTTCGCGCCCTGTGTTGTATCAGATTATGTCTGGTTCAACTGATCCGCGATATTCAACCTTGGAGAAACTTTCTAATTATTTGGAGGATAATCATGGAAAGTCAGAACAGCAAACTTCTTGAGCATTTGCGCGATCACAAGCGCATTGAGCCTATGACCGCTTTAAGGCATTTGGGTATATATCGCTTGGCTGCGAGGATAAAAGACTTGCGCGATTGTGGTCATGAAATTATCACGGACAGGGTAGGTGAAAAGCGGATTGCTCAATATACGCTTATAAAGGAAGCCCCCCTGTCAAAAACAGAGGGGCTTTGAGGAGAATATTTATCTGCCAAGGCAATAAGAAGCAGATAATGAACACCAATCAGGTAGGGTAAAGTTAGCTTGCTCTGCCTCTTAACACAAGAGGAAATTATGTCTCATTATATGACCGCTTTAGCAATGAAGCAAACAGGACTAAAACCAGCAACGAAGATCGTACTGTACTGGCTTGCAGACCATCACAATGAAACAACAAAAGAATGCTTTCCTAGAATAAGTAGGCTAGCGGAGTTATGCGATATGTCTAGGCGTTCTGTCGAAGGGCATCTTAGCATTTTAGAAAGCATCGGCTTAATAGAAAGAATAAATAGATTTAGGGAACAAGGCGGTAAAACATCTAACGGCTATATATTGTATCTAAGTGAAAACGATACGCAGAATCTGCGCATACCTAGTGTAAATTCTGCGCATGGGGATACGCAAAATCTGCGCATGAATAACCTTGGAAGAAATAACCTTGGAAGTAATAATACTTTTAAGGAAAAATTCTTTGATGAGTTTTGGGAAGCATATCCAAAAAAGATGGCAAAAGGTCAGGCTAAGAAAGCATGGTCAAAAGCATTTATTTTAGATCACCCGAAAGAAATTGTTGACGCTGCAAAAAGATATGCAAAAGCTCAAGAAGGTAAAGATAAACAGTTTATTCCTTACCCAGCTTCATGGTTAAATGCTGAGAGATGGAAAGACGAACCAGAAGAACAAAAGGAAAAGATTGTAAACATGGCGGCTTTATTTTTGAAGGGTGACATCAATGGATAGAAACACATTTCTCCGAGATAAGCTGTCTAACTTTCTCCAGCGTCTTAATCCACCTAAAGCAATGCAGAGCAACGCAGAGGCGCAAAAAGAGGAAATAACCGATCTCTATAGCCGTATTATAAAGCTTGCTCCCAGCAGAGAATATACAGAGTGGTGGAAGGATTTTACAGAGCATCTTCTTAGCAACGCCATAGCAAGAACATGGCCCACAATCAGAGAATTAAACGAAGCTGCAAAAGCAATCGCTCCTAAGCGTCCAGAGTTTATTGATGAAACAAAGCATTCATGGAAGTTAGATGAGGCTTCTATAAACGCGAAACGCATAAATGCAATGGAGCCTGTCGGGGAATATTGGATCACCGGTAAGGGCGCTCAAGAGCTTGTGAGGCGTGGTATGGTTACGAGCGAACAGTTAGAGCCTTACAAATATTACCTGTCTTACGCCAAGAGGTCTGTTGACAGTTATTGATAAAACTGCTTTTCTGCAATTCCACTTAATAAGGAGACTGCAAATGTCAGTTATAAGGCAAATTAACTTGGATAAGGTTGATCCAAATCCGTATCGGATGCTTGGAGAGTACCCATACAATACGGAAAAACTTTCTGTTTTAGTTCGTAGCATTAAAGATGTTGGGCTGTGGGAAGGCGTTATTGGGCGTGAAAAAGATGATCGTGTAGAGATTGCATTTGGTCATCACAGAATAGAGGCGGCTAAACGTGCTGGCTTATCTGACGTTAATATTGTCATTCGTGATTTATCTGATGACGATATGCTGCGCTTTATGGGCCGTGAGAACGGTGAAGATTACCGCACAGATTTTCTTGTGTTGCTAGAAACTTGGGAAGCGGCTGACTTGCAACTGCAGTCGCGCGACTGCAAATCATCAAAAGCTATTGATATTGCAGAGTTTTTGGGATGGACGCAGGACAGGCCGAGTGGCGGCGTTCAATTTAATCGTGCCTCGGACGCTTGCAACAGTGCTTACAACCTTATTAAAGGCAAATATCTTGAGCGGTCTGATCTTGAAGGCCTGACAGTGAACGAAGCCAGAGAGATTTGCACTAGAGCGCAAGCCAATATGAAACGTCTTGATGCTATGGGTAAGCAAGGCAATCGCACAGCAGCAGAGATTGAAAAGTCAAAGAAGCAAGTGGCAAAGGCTGTAAAAGCTACAGCAGAGCAATCAAGAGACGGTAAAGTAGCTCAAAAAGATTTGCGTAGCACTTTGGATGTGAACACTTATCGGTTAGCAAAAGAGGCGAAGGTGAAAGAACCTTTGTTTGCGCAGTTTGGTAATCAATTAGCTGATCGTATCTCTGCAATGCTTAATGATGATGTCAATGCTGGAAAGCTAGAAAACATTATAGATGCGCTGGATGTAATTGAGACAGAGCAAGATCATGCAGTAGTTACAACCATCAAAGCTAATCTGAAGGGCTTATCTGAGCGTTCTATGAGATGGCGCAGCAAAATGAGCAAGGAAAAGGTGGTAACTTTGAAAGCAGTGAAAGGGGGCGCTGATGTCTAAGTTTTTAAGACGAGAAGCTGCAATAAAATGTCCAATTCATAGATACGTAAAGAAAGCTGCTTATAAAAAGTTACAGCTTCACGGTGTTTTTGAGAAAGACGAAATTCTTGAAGAGCTAGATTTCAAAGCAGTCAGTGACTCGATTCGATGGGATTACATCAGAGAATTTATTCAAGAAGAGTATGAGTGTGAGCTTGTTCCACTTGCCAGCACTTATTTTAAGCGTCATTCAAGAGCGCAAGAGATAGCAAATCCCTCACGGTTCATAGCTGGTGGGCATGGCAAGAAAACTGCTGGTTATGCTGCTGTAGAGCCACAAAATGATCATCTGGTGGTTGCCAAGCTCAAAATTAAACATGCCATCAGTGAAGGTGTATCTTCAGCGTGTAGAACTTTCACTGACAAAATAGAAACAAAAAGGGCGATCTCAAATCTTCCTCCTGTGCAAATAGGCGTAGATAAAGCGTCATAAATATGATATAGGGACATCATGCAGTTTTGCATTCCTCCCTGATAAACTGGCCCCATCTTGATTGGTGGGGTCTTTTATTTTATAATTAATAAAACCGACAATAGGACTTAAAATGCAGTGGCCCGCCGACAAAGTTGAACGCAGAAAAATATCGTCAATTACTCCCTATGCTAGAAACAGCCGGCTTCATAGCGATCAACAAATCGCACAGATAGCGGCTAGTATTAAAGAGTGGGGATTTACAACACCAATCCTTATAGACATCGATGGTGAAATAATTGCAGGGCATGGTCGATTGCTTGCGGCGCAGCGTCTTGGTTTAGAAGAAGTGCCAGCTATGACTGCTGTAGGTTGGTCAGACGCACAAAAGAAAGCCTATGTTATAGCAGATAACAAACTAGCCTTAAATGCTGGCTGGGACGAGGAACTGCTGAAAATAGAATTAGATGACCTCAAAGACTTAGATTTTGACATTGATTTGGTTGGTTTCAATGATGATGAATTGTCAAAAATGTTTTATTTACCTAATTTTCAACCTGATATCGATGATAGTGATCATGGTGGACTAGATAATCAGACAAGGTGCCAATGCCCAAAATGCGATCACATTTTTGATCCTGTGGAACATAAAATTGCTTAAATTAGATTGGGCTACGTCAAAAGCAGCAAAATATGCTTGTGAGAATTGGCACTATTCAAAAATCATGCCGAATTGCCAAACGAGAATTGGTGTATGGGAAGATAATCAATTCAAAGGTGTTATTTTGTTTGGTATAGGTGCGGGAAATTCAACAAGAGGTGAAAAATATGGATTGGCAAGACGTGGTGAGGTGGCTGAATTAGTGCGTGTCGCTTTGCGAGATCACAAGGCGCCCGTTTCCAAAATGATTGCTATTGCAATTAAAATGATGAAGCGAAGAAATTCGGGAATTAAATTGGTTATATCTTTTGCAGATGAAATGAGCCAAGGTCATGTTGGTGGAATTTATCAAGCGGGAAATTGGATATATGCAGGAACTTTTGAAGGTGATGACGGTTGGATAATTCACGGGAAAGTATTGCACAATAAAACAATTCATAGCAAGGGATGGAAACAAACTAAAGAATGGCTGCAAAAAAATATTGATCCAAATGTAAAAAAAAATGCAACAAAAAAACATCGATATTTAATGCCTTTAGACAAAAATATAAAAGAACGTATAATGCACTTGTCAAAACCATATCCAAAGCGTGTAAAGCAGGCGATGACTGATGACCAATCAGAACAGCGGCAGGGCAGCACTGACCTACACGCTCCAAAAATTGAGGTATAAGATGGCAAACGGTGAAGCTGGAAGACCAGAGATTACACTTACGGAAGATCAAATTAAAGAAGTAGAAACATTAGCGGCGATGGGAACAACGGAGGAAATCGCTGACTATTTCGGTATTTGTCGCGCAACTTTCTACAATATGATGGATAGAAACCCAGAGATTTATAGACGCTATAAAAAGGGAAGAGCAAAAGCAGGGTTTTCTATCAAAGGAAGTTTGATAAAAAAGGCAAGGGCTGGCGATACCACTTCGCAGATATTCTATCTCAAAACTCAGTGCGGATGGCGAGAAACGCAGCATATTGATCATAGCAGTTCAGACGGATCAATGACCCCACAAACCATTGAGCGCATTTTCATAGATGAAACTTCAGATCAAGACACCGAAATGGACTAAGCCTTTGTTTGCAGGTGTAAGCGGATCACCGCGCTATCGTGGCGCAAAAGGTGGTCGCGCATCTGGTAAGTCACATTTCTTTGCAGAGGCAGTAATTGAACGCCAATTAATGAACCCAAATAGCAGAGTGGTTTGCATACGCGAGGTGCAGCGATCCCTTAAATTCTCAGCAAAGCAGTTACTAGAAGATAAAATAGCAGCGCTGGGCGTAGAGCATTTATTTGAAATACAAACAACAGAGATTAAGAACCTGCGCGGTGAAGGCGTAATTATATTCCAAGGAATGCAAGATCACACAGCCGATAGCATAAAATCATTAGAGGGTTTTGATTTAGCATGGTGCGAGGAAGCACAAAGTCTTTCTAAGCGATCCATAGAATTACTTGATCCGACTATGCGTAAGGAAGGCGCTGAGTTATGGTTTAGCTGGAACCCAAGAAGTCCGAGCGATGCTGTTGAACAAATATTTAATGACAATGATAACACAGCGCTGGTTCATGTGAATTACGATGATAATCCGTTTGCGCCGCAGTCCATGATTGATCTAGCAGAAACGGCGAAAGAACGAGACTTTGACCGCTACGCTCATATTTGGTTGGGCGAATATGAAACCATAAACGAAGCACAAGTTTTTTATGGCAAATGGAAGGTTGAGGACTTCGAACCAATGCAAGGCTGGGACGGGCCTTATCTTGGCGTTGACTTTGGTTTCCGTCCTGATCCGCTTGTCGCAATTAAATGCTGGGTGCATGATGAAACTTTGTATATTGAGAAAGAAGCCTATGGCGTTGGAATAGAAATAGACGATACGCACAGCTTTATTTGCAAGCATATACCAGAGTTTGACCGCTATACATGCCGTGCTGATAGTGCGGAGCCAAAGACAATAAGTTATTTACAGCGGCATGGTTTTCCACGTATGGAGGGCGTTAAAAAGTGGCCCAATAGCATACAAGAAGGAATTAGGTTTATTCGCGGCTTTAAATCTGTCATAATAGCCCCAAATTGCAAGGGTGCCATTGATGACTTTAGGTTATACAGTCACAAGGTCGATAAATTGTCAGGTGATATTTTGCCTGATGTAATCGATGCAAATAACCATGCGCCTGATGCTATCCGTTATGCAATCGCACCGCTTATAAAGGTTCAAGCTGCTGGAAAGATGGTGATTAGAATATGAGTAATTCAGTCGCAAAAATAAGTCCTGAGATACAAGAAATGCTTGATGCCTCTGCGCCTAGTCGTGATTTAATCCGAGGCGGCGCTTATATGCGTCAACAAGAAACAAAATACTTGCCTCAGTTTCCACAGGAAACCGATGACGATTACGAAGCTAGAGTAAAATCAACTTGGCTATTTGATGGAGTTGGTAAGACCGTTGAGGACTTATCGGGCAAGGTGTTTGAAATGCCTGTTTTATTAGTTGAAACTGGCACCGACCTTGATATGTGGCAGTAT